ATGGTCCTTGTGGCCATTCCCCAGGCTGAGCAGGCAGCGATGGCGCCTATTAAGCCCTTGTCGATCCATGGGGAGGCTAGGCTTGCAAAAGCCGGAGCCAGGACTGGCTTGGTGTCCTGGCTTGGGGGTCCGGAGGAGATTGTGATTGAACCTTCTACCGTTGGTTTCCACACATTGCCGAGCGATATGGTTTCTTTTATCCTGTGCTTGGCATCTTTCAGGACCGTCGAGAATCGCAAGTCTATGTTCGCAGCATCCACGTCAGGGACTAAGCCTTGAGGGATTACAGCTTCGATCTTGTCTACTGGCTGGTGCAACCTCTCGGCATCGTTTGTGGCAGCTGCATTGACAGGCTTGGCCTCCAGCTTGCTGAGGTGGCTGGCACCCCCCCAGCCGAAAACTGGCATGTCGGCGGGGGAATTGCCAAATAGAGGGTTTGGCCTGGGAGCTGCCAACCATAGGTAGTGACCGTGCGCCAGGCTTCTCTTAGGAATGAGCCAGTGTGTTCCGGTGCTGCTAGAGATTCGGACCGGTTCGTGAAGTGCTGACACAACCACTTGTTGATGGTCACTGTTGGAGCAGGCGGGGACGTTTGGTGGACCCGCCAAAGTGCCTGGCGGTGTGAGGGATACGCGCGCGAGCCTTATGGTTGTGTTTTCGTCAGCCGCGCAGAAGCCAAGGCCTACGGCCGTAGAAGCGGCCCTAGTCCTGTCGAGTGGCTCCTGGCTTCTGAGCATCTCTGTCAGAACGCTGGTTAATGCCTCAGCTGGGGTCATGTTGAAAACCGTTGCCTGGGTGAGGCAGTTGAGGTCATACTCAGCGTTATGCACGAGAGTGGTCGCCGAAGGCAGCGTAGTTAGCTGTCTTTGGCCCATGAGTGGGTTTGTGACTGTGGCGGGACCATGGTTGAGCAGAGCAGTGGACCTGTATTGGGTTGTGTGATCGAGCCCGAGACAGAACGTGCCCGGCTCTGCAGCAAGCTCTGTAGTCCGCATAATGGGCTTGTCACACGGCCTGATGAAGTTTTTCTGAGCAGCAACAGCTGCATAGGATTCTGCATAGTTTGACACTATGACTTCGTTGGCAAGTCTTTCGCTTTCGACCGAGGGCGCGGCCGCCTTAGAGCTCAAGACAAAAAGCTCAGAGGTTTCAGATATAGCCCAGTTTAAAGTTTGTTTGTTTG